ACAGCTCTAACTTCNTTCATAAAGTAGCGCATATTCAAAACACCTTTATACTTTGTATTGGTATGTGCAATCATACCTCTCATTACATTACGACGATGTGCATTAGCATTACCGTACGAGACAATTTTTTCATATCCTAAATCAACCGCTAACCTATCAACAACCTGTGCGCCACAATTGTTTCTCTCTATGAGAGCTAAGGGAGACCCCCAGTTACGTAAAATCTTGTGTAATCTATTAGTAAACTCTAAAGGCGGGATCTTATTGTTTCTATAGATGGCTACTTGTTTAATATCTTTAATATCGGTTATATCTAAAATTTGAATGACCGAAGAATCTACACCAACACCTTCTGATATATCTACCCCTGCAACATAAACCCTGCTATCATCTGGTTCCTCCCATATCTTATAATGTCCATCATCTAAAACTATTTTAGGCTCAGAAACTTTTGACATCATTTCTTCGAATAATTCATCATCTAGAGTTGATTCCCCTGAATGAATAAACTCACATTCAAACTCTTGTAACCATGCATCAGCTGAACCAATCGCTGTTTTAGTAGCTTGAGCCCAAGCTTCATCTCTACCAGGTATTTCATTCCATTTAATTTTATCATGTGCCCATCCATTATCACCGTCAACTGCACCGCTATATAATTTATAGAAAAGATTATCTGTACCATTAGACGTTGAGCATACAAACACTTTAGATTTTTTTGAAGAAGTAATAATAGGAAAGACAGATTTCCAAAACTCTTCTACTAAATGAGACTCAATAAATGCCATCTCATCAATAACTAGACAGTTAACAGACTGACCACGAGCAGCAGTACCGGTAGTAGTTGTAATACCTATCCTACTTCCATTCTCTAATGTCATAGACGTCTTAGCATATTCTTTAACAGGAGGCTTTAGCCAGTTTGGTAACTCTTCATATGCCATTCTTACCCTTTGAAATATCTCAATAGCTGTTGCTTCTTTGTTTGCTACTAATAATATACGCTGATCATCATTAAAGCATGCTTGCCATAAGATATAGATTGTCATCATTGTAGACTTACCAATCTGTCTAGAAGCTAATAAACAAAAGAATCGATTGTCTCTCATCTTTCGTAATGCACGTTTTTGAGGTTTATATAGAGCTATTTTTTCTTTACCTCTATCAAGGTTAACAATATGAAAAAAGTTTTCAGCAAAATAAAGTATATTACTACTAGCTTTCTTAAGGTCTCTTACTTGTTCTTTAGTATATTCACCCTTCCAATTTACGTTGGGTAGGTTTTTATTACCCATATAGAACATATTATCTTTAGCAGGCACAGAAATATTTAATAAGAAGCATAAATAATTATATGTCAAAAAGTAAAGACTTCATGTCATTAGGAGAAGCATACAAAGATGTGTTCAATAAAGTAATTGTTAGCGAAGATGTACCTCCAGGTACAGTAGGTGAAGCACCTTTAATTCAAGGTGGTCCTGAAGAAAAGAGCGGGTTTAGACCACCATTAGTTGATATTACAAAAATGTCTGAAAAAGACAAAAAAGATAACATCTATAATATTAAAGGTTATACATATGGTGATGGTAATGACCCAGGTGATTGTAATGAGCCTGAGCCTACTGGCCCAACTTTTGGTCAAGTAGCTTATACAGGTAATGTGGGTCCTGAAGAAGACGAAGAAGAAAAAGGTAAGAGACCTGATTACCCAGATGTAGATGAAGATGGAGATACTGATGAGTCAATGGAAAAAGCTCTGAAAGATAAGAAAAAGGGTAAAAAAGATAAAGAACACGAAGAAGATGAAGAATTTTTAGGAGAACACGAGAAAATTGCACGAGATGGCCTAAATAATTTTATGAGTAAGACTTCCGTATTTGATAAACTTTATAATAAGGTAATGGTTAATGAAAACTTTGGCGAAGATGCTGAAGACATTACAGACATTGAAGCTTTAGGAATTGAGACCGATGTAGAGGTTGATGAAGTGCCTGAAAGCATCGCAGTTAACATTCCCGGTGAATTAGCACAAACCCTTTGTAATATCTTACAAACAGCCATCGCACAACAGGAGACTGAAGTTGATATCGATGTTGATGTTGAAGAAGTAACTGATACACAGTTTGAAGAGGATGAAGAAGCAGCAATGAAAGACGGTGGAGGGTACGGTGTAGATGCTGGATCAACTCTTAAGCATGATGTCAATTACGGACATGGTGGTAAGAATAAAGTAGGTAAATTAAAATCTGCTGGATCTGCAACTGATGTAGACGGTGGAGGTTACGGCGTTGACGCTGGATCTACTCTTAAGCATGATGTTAACATGGGTAAGAAAAATACTGTCGGAAATACGAAGCTTGGATCTATTCCAGGAGCATAAAAAAACTCAAATATTAAAATTAAAAGCTCGTAGAGTAGTCCTCTACGGGCTTTTTTAATAAATATAAGTGTGAAGATCTATAACAAAACTCTAAATGAAAAGTTTTGGTCTGAAGATAGCTTTGATCCAAAAATAAGACAAAAATTATTAGCTATTACTTCAGATTTTTTAAATGAGTTAGATTTAAACGATGTAGAGATATATGATATTACTTTAACTGGTAGTAATAGTAATTACAACTATAACGATTTTTCTGATTTAGACGTTCATGTATTAATTGACTATAAAGATATCAATGATGATGAAGACTTAGTTAAAGATGCATTAGATGGAAAGAGATTTATTTGGAATCAGCGTCATAATATAAATTTTAGAGGCCATGACGTAGAGATGTATGTTCAGGATAAGGATGAGCCTCACACTGCTTCAGGGTTATATTCAATTCAAGATGATGAGTGGATAACTAAGCCCACATATGATCCTCCTTCAGTTGATTTAAAGGATGTATATAAAAAAGCTAATACGTTTGTTAAGGATACTCAAATATTAGAAGAAAAGGTTAAGAGTGTCAAAGGAGAAGAAGCAAAGAAATTAAATCAAGTTGCTAAAAAGCTCAAAGATAAGATCTCCAAAATGAGAAAGAGAGGTCTAGCAAGAGAAGGTGAATTTAGTATAGAGAATTTAGCTTTTAAAGTTCTTCGTAATACAAAAGTTATAGAAAAATTAATTGATCTGATAGCTACTTCGTATGATAAGATTTATATGGAAAATTTTAAAACGTATTTTGAATATTATCAGGGAGAGGAGCTTCTAAATCCTCATATGAGAGTAGGTAAAAATATTAATAGAGTTGGTTTAAATAAAAAACACCTTAACACTCTACCTAAAAAATATAATCATCAGTGTCCTCATGTAAACAATTTATTGAACGGAGCTGCAAGTCAGATTAAACTTATGGGCATGCCTTTATTTGATACTTTAAACACTTATGGTGTTGATTATTCTTCTGGTGAAACAAAAGTACTAGGTAATTCTGGAGTACAAGTAAAGATGTTTGAAGACGAAGAAGGTAACCAATGTGGAATGTTAGCAAAGAGATAAAATGTCTGTATGTAATAAAAATAGATTAAACTGCACACCAGAAGAGGTATTAGCGGCAACAGCTATACCAAATTGTGGTAAGCTAGTTAACCCGTCTAATTTACAAGCAGAGCAATTAGTCTTTGATCAAGCATTTAACGACTTAATTAATAATTTTGGTATACCAGTAGACTACTACATTAATACTTTTAATCTATCTGCTGCAGATTTATTATACGGAGAAGATACAGTAAAGCAGTTCCAAGGACCTCTCTCTGGAATACAAATGTATATTGAATTAAGTGATGATGCATTAAGTTTAACTAAGTTTGGTTTTGACCCAGGAGATGAATTCACTGCCTTTGTACACATAAGTACGTTTGAAACAGCTGCTTCTGATTATTTTGATTATGCTTCAGTTGGTCAGTCAATAGAACCTAAAGCTGGAGATGTAATCGATTTAACAGTATTAGGTTGTGATCGTCCTAATGGCAGAGGCTCTGTACAATACGAAATAACAGAGAGAATGGATCAAGATATGTCAGCTCTCAATCCTATTTTAGGTCATTATATATACAGATTAAGAGGTAAGAGATTAGATTATACTTTCCAGAACGGGTTGTCGAGTGAGAAAGTTAATGAACAAATCTACGATAATTCTTTCAGTGGTATTCTTTCTACTACCCTTACTGATCAACTCACCTCAGATGGTAAGACGTACCCCACAGAAGAAGATCCTTATAATATCGATAATGTATCAAAGACCGATGTTATGGATATGGATGTAAATGATACAGATATTTACGGTTCGTACTATTAACCTACTGATTGAATAATAGCATTAACATCATGCAATTCATCAATAGACTTATATGGACATTCGTAAATAGTTCCAGTAAAGTTATAGTCAAATAAGTATGAATCAATATGACCGTCAAGGTATTCTTTCTTAGGTCCAATATTATCATGCAACTTATAACCAAATATTTTAGGTTGAGTGGCAATCCATAATACAGTAGATACTTTACCTAACGCCGCTGCAGCATGCTGTAAAGAAGAGTCAATAAATAGCCTTTTATCTACATTATCGGTCATGGCAAATAAAGCCTTTTTACCGACAGTCTTATCAAAGCGATGACAATTTTGTAATCTTGGATGAAACTCATAGCAAAGGTGAATAATATTATACTTTTGAGCTAATCCATTTACTACCTCTTGTGCTTGTTTAGGATGCATATCTCTCGTCCAAGAGTATGGATGCTGTTGATGGTCCGGACCTGGCCCTCCAAAAGGTTGAAAGAGTAGAGTAGGTCTACTATCTGTTTTAAATTGATTAATATAAGCTGCTCCTTCTTCTACCTCTCTAAAGTTAAAGTTTAATTCAGGACCTTCACCGTTATGTTTTACTCCAACCATATTACACCAAGTCTTAATAAGATGCGTCTTCTTAGTAATGTGATCTGTAGTTCGATATGGATCAGCTGAATATATTTCTACATCTTTACCTTGAATGATATCTTTATAGAAGTAAGGTGTATTTCCTATGACATAAAATCTAGAAACGTTAGGATTATTCATCCAAACTTCAGCCCAAGCTGATACAACTATAATCTTACGTTCAGGTTTAGCTTTTTTATACGCAGCAATAACAGCAGTTGCAGCAATATTTTTACCTATACCTCCTTCAATGTGAAAAACTGTAGTAGCCATACTATATGATTTAGTATGCTATAATTATAAGTCAAGTGTTATATCGATACTTTTACTGTGGCGCCATCTCTATATAATACACCCGCTACACCAGGATCTGCTGTAGGTAGATTTTTAATATATAATGAATTAGCATGTAACATACATCCTGATACTGATGTAATATCTGCAGTTACAATAGCAGCTTTAGAGTGACTAGATTTAATAGTATTTGTTTCCCCACCTCCTATAAATCCATAACTACCAGATAGTGCATTAAAGCAACCTCCAGCAATAGTGCCCCAGTTAGCAGAACCATCAATTTTATTAGCAGTACCTCCTCCGATAGCTCCAGCTGTAGAACCACTACATATTCTATGATTATTACCTCCAAGAATCGAGTTCATACACGTACCTAATTCTAAGTTTTGACAACCTCCCACAACAACCGAAGAGTCAGAAGTAGCACAACTAACTCGACCGCCACCCGTAAAGCTATAATCACCAGATGCTTTGTTTCCGCAACCTCCTACTAACACACCACAAGCAGCGCAATTAGTATTACCATCACCTCCTCCTGTAAAAGAATGATTACCGCATGGAGCGCAATTTGATTGACCTCCAACCACAACACTATATGTAGTACTTACCGATATACATTCACCTCCAACAATTGTACCAAAAGTTGCACCGCTGCAGATTCTATTAAAACAGCCTCCTCCAATAAAAGTGCATGATGCTTGGTTGCATGAATTCTGTCCTCCTACTATAATTCCATAGTCGCAATCTGCAACATGACTAGTTCCACCAACAACAATGGAAAATGCAGCACAAGCTAAATTATTTGATCCTCCACCGACAAATCCTCCTTCACTTTGAGCTTGGTTATGAACACCGCCTACAATAGTTGTACCACTTGCTACACCAACCACAGAGTTTCCATATCCTCCTACTATAACTGATGGTGCGTTAGAACCTGCTACGCAGTTGCCAACCCCACCTCCTATGAACGTACTATCATTGCAAGTATAATTACCACAACCTCCTACTATAACTGCATAGGTTCCTCCTCCGAGGTCATTTCTTGAACCGCCCCCTAAAACTGCGCAAGCAGCACAGTTTTCATTACAATTACCTCCCCCAACTACGCTAGAAGCTCCGGAAGCGAAATTGTCCTGACCACCTGCTATTACAGCTCGAGCTCCTGTAACTATATTATCACAGCCTCCTCCAATAGTTCCGCCACTACTACAAACTTCATTTGCTTGGCCACCTGCAATAGTAGCACAACTAAAGTTAGATGTACAACTGGACCCTATTTTATTTAAATTACCACCAGCAATAGTGCCATATATACTACATCCATTAATTTTATTAGCAGCTCCACCTCCTACAAATCCATATATTCCTTCAATGAGATTGCATTTACCCCCTGCAATAGTTGCACAACAGCCTCCAGTTGCTCCTACTCCGGCAATACAATTGTCAGACCCGCCTCCAATAGTAGAACCTTCACAGTTTACACAGTTGCTATCGCCCCCTACAATAACGCTACAAGGCCCACCGGCAGCTACATTATTAGTTCCTCCTACAACTACTGAGTCTTTACTTGACCCTGAAATACCATTTGAACTACCACCGCCAATAAAAGCACCGCTACCGGTAGCCGTATGCGAACTACCTCCAACTACTACACTAGCGTTTCCAATAACTTTATTTAAAAGCCCCCCACCAGCAAAAGCGCTTAAACCTGATACACAGTTACAACTACCTCCACCTACGAATGATGCTTTACCAATAGCACATGAACTAANNCCNCCAACTAAAGTTGAATAACACCCTCTAGCGTTATTAGAGTCTCCTGCTCCTAAAAATGCATGGCACCCTGTTATAGTATTGTCTTCACCTCCTACTAGGGTAGATGTCTTAGCAGTTGAAGTCACCTTATTCTCACTACCACCTCCTATAAAACTACAATCATTAGATATACTGTTTTTATTACCCCCACCTATAACTGTCAAATCCGCAATAGTGCAGTTATCAAAACCACCTACCACTGTGGAACAAGGACCAGCACTAGTAATTTCATTACATTCGCCGCCTCCAATAAAACCTAAACATGCAGCGTTAGTATTTTTTAACCCCCCTCCTACAGCAGACTTATTACCAGTAGTAGTATTACAGCATCCTCCTCCAATAAATGTATGATTAGATGTTGCTGTTTGTAAAAATCCTCCTGCGATAGAAGCTCCTGTACCTAAAGAAGCATTATTCTGGGTACCTATGTTTAATTTTTCGCCACTAATAGTACCTGCTACTGTTTGATCACAAACAAAATTATTATTTTTATGCGGTGATGCTAAGTGATCTTGACCTGATAAAAATGATTGAAATGAACTAATTGGAGCTGCTACAGTAGCACTATCTTCAACCATAGCGAAAAGCTCTTCGCCTTCATATGGAGTGCTAGCAATAGTAAGCTGAGATATCTTCTTTCCCATACTTATATTTATTTACTTTGGTGCTTTTAACCGGCAACAAACAGCAATTACTATTGCAAAGACACCAGAAAAAAGTAAATGCTTCTTAAATCCTTCAACGTTTTCACTTACTGTACAATATAAATCCCCGTCTGATGGTAACGCTCCCTTATTTAGAGCATCCAAATATACATTAACCAGGTCTACACAAAAGTACCCTCTAATAACAAACGCCAATATAATAGCAGCTAGAATATATACTAGATATTTTGGTTTCATTATTTTTTAATAACCTTTTCAGGATTATCTGCAAACTTTTTACCTAACTTAACTATGCCTTCAATTACCTCAGGAGATATAACACCAATAATTCCATATGTTACTGCTTTATAAAGAGAAGATATTTCTGTTTGTTCTAATATAAACCAAGCTATTCCAGCTGATATACCGGCAGTTAATATCTTTTTAAGTTGTTGCCCCCATGTATAATTATTTTCACCAGAAAGAAGACGCGCTAGCATTGCGCCGGCACCTATCAAAGGTACGACCCAACCACCGCTTAGAAACTCTTTTAGAAGTGATTTTTCCGGCTCCATGTTATTATATTTAATAAAACAATCACGTAGTTCTATAGATATGTAAAATAATATTGATTTTAATATAATGTAGGTATAATAATAGATAGTGAAAATTAAATTTGATGAAGCGTCGCATACGTATACTCATAAAGATACTAAAGAAAAGTTTATCTCAGTTACTACTCTATTAGGAAAGTATAAGCAGCCTTTCGATAGAGATGGTCATTCTAAAAGAGTTGCAGATCGTGAAGGTATATCTCAAGAGTTAGTTCTAGAGATGTGGGAAAAGGAAAAGGTAAGAGCTTGTACTAGAGGTACTAATATTCATAAAATACTAGAAGATTATATTAGTTATGGAGACGTAGAAGATAATTATGGCTGGTTGTGTAAATCATATGATAAAGCAGCTGAGCGTTCAATTGACTCTTTTAAAGACGTTTTATGTGAGAATTTATTGTATGATGAAGAGTATAAGATTGCTGGCACAGCTGATTTAATTTATGAGCATAAAAATGAATTCACTATTGGTGATTTTAAAACTAATAAACGCTTTAGGTTTAGTTCGTCTTATTGTGAAAGACTTAAAGACCCGGTGAGCCATCTCCATAACTGCGAATTTAATTTATATGGATTACAGCTATCTTTGTATGCATATTTGTATGAAAGGATGACAAGTAAGAGATGTAGGAAGTGTGTTATCTTTTATTTGAAAGACGAAAGATTTTTATCTTATCATGTTAACTATATGAAAGCTGAAGTAGAGTCTATTTTAGCTAGCATGCAAAAGCGCGGAGCAGAAATTCCAATTAACAATCTCGAAAAAATTACTTAACCATTCTTTTCTATCAGGTCCGTACATAAGGTAGTAGCTATGCTCCCATACATCTACACCAAGAATAGGTTTACCTAAATTAAACATAAGTGGGTTATCTTGATTAGGAGTCCTAATTAAATCTAATTTACCGTCCTTTTCAACTAACCAGCCCCAACCTGAACCAAATTGATCAGAAGCGTTGCTTATAAACTCTTTTTTAAATTTAGCGTAAGTACCAAATCTCTTTTTTATTCTATCTGCTATCTCTCCTTTAAAATTACTTCCCCCAGGTGTCATCATATTAAAAAATAACTGATGATTATATGCTCCACCAGCATTATCTTTTACTTTATCATTATAGTTTTTTATATCTTTAACTAATTCGACTAAAGGCTTCTTTCTTCTGTTGCCCATTGCTACATTTAATTTTTTTACGTACCCTTTATAATGTTTATTATAATGAAAGTCGGTAGTTTGTCTATTTACGACTGGTTCCAGTGCATTTAAGCTATAAGGTAAGTTAATAGGCTTATAGGATCCAACTTTTTCCAGAATTAAGTTTACTTCTTTTAAGAACGACATTAAGTATATTTATTAAAATAAATAGAATATATGAAACAAAATTCGATTCTTAAAAAATTTGAAGCAGGGGTAGAGGAAGTATATGATGCTTTGGATAAATTAACTGAGATTTTACATAGTACAGAAGATTATGAGCTTAGTGAATTGGGTAATGAGCTAAGTCAGCAAATCTCCGATAATTTAGAAGAGGGAGAGATAAATTTAGAGCTTATTAGAGACAAAATTACAAGTTGATAATGCCTAAAAAGCCTTATAATTAATAAGGCATGCGTATAGAGACTGAGCTGAAGTATGATTTTGATGATGTACTTATTCGACCTAAAAGATCGACGTTAACATCTCGAAAAGAAGTTGATTTAAGTAGGACGTTTAGATTTAAATATGGTGGTTCGTATCACGGCATACCGGTTATGGCTGCTAACATGGATGGGGTTGGTACTTTAGAGGTAGGAAGAACCCTTGGTGACTTAAATCTTTTTACTTGCTACAAAAAGGATATTGATGAAAAGGAGCTAATTGAAGAGCTTAAAGACAATCATGGTAAACATGTAGCTGTAACAGTAGGTAGAAACGAGTTTGATTATGAAAGATTAGCTCGTATTAATAAGAAAGCTTCTGTACGTAATATTTGTATTGATGTAGCGAATGGATATACCCAAGCCTTAGTAGACTTTATAAGGGTAGTAAGAAGAACGTTTCCTAAAAGTAATATTATTGCAGGTAATGTTGTCACTGGTGAAATGGTTGAAGAGCTGCTTTTAGCTGGAGCAGATATTGTTAAAGTTGGTATTGGATCAGGCAGTGTTTGTACTACTCGNCTNAAGACAGGAGTTGGTTANCCTCAGTTTAGNTGNATTGCTGAATGTGCTGATGCTGCNCATGGATTAGATGGNCATATTATNGCTGATGGAGGATGTACAACACCTGGTGATGTAGCTAAAGCATTTGGTGCTGGTGCTGATTTTGTAATGCTTGGNTCGATGTTAGCTGGTTCAATAGAAGGTGGTGGAGAAAAAATTACTATCGATGATAAAGAGTATGTTGAGTTCTATGGAATGAGCAGTAAGAAAGCCAACGAGAAACATAACGGAGGCTTAAAGGACTACAGAACTTCAGAAGGACGTAGAGTAGTTCTACCATACAAAGGACCTATGCGTTATATTGTTCAAGATATTTTAGGAGGTATTAGAAGCACATGCACTTATGTTGGAGCTGCTAAGCTAAAGCATCTAAGTAAATGCGCTACGTTTGTTAGATGTACTAAAACTCATAGTAAAATATATGAACCAAACACTTTAGAAATTTAATGAAAAAGATACTAATATTAGGATACGGATACGTTGGAGGTTACCTCTATACTGAACTTAAAAAGAAACATGATGTAGTTATTATTAAGAAAGACTTTTTAGATTATACTAATTCAAAAGATTTAATTAAGTTCTTAAAAAGCTCTGCATTTGATTATGTAATTAATGCCTTTGGTTTTACTGGTAGACCTAATGTCGATGAAGGAGAATTAAAGCCTGAACTATGTTATGAGTTAAATACTTTTGCTCCTTTAAAGCTTAGTACTATTTGTCAATGCTTTAATATTAACTATATTCATATTTCATCAGGCTGTATATATACTAATTACGAGAAAGAATATAATGAATATGATGAACCTAATTTTGGTTTCTTTAATAGTGAATCTTCTACCTATTCAAAAAGTAAACATGCATTTGAAATTGGTTGTGATTATGGCCTTACTATTAGAGTAAGAATGCCATTTTGTGATAAGCTTCATAATAGATCATATTTAACTAAAATTAAAAAATATGATAATTTAATTAACTTAACTAATTCTAAGACATATATTCCACAGCTATTGGATTTTATAGAGCAATTTGTTTCAGAAAAATTAGAAGCAAAAGATAAAGATATTGTAAACTTTGTACAACCTAACCCTTTAGCTACAGATAATATAGTAGAGTTAATGAAAGAGTATAACTTAGGTAATTCAGAGTGGAGTTGGGTTCAGTTTGAAGAATTAAATTGCGTTGCAAATAGATCTAATTGTATATTATCTACAAATAAGCTTAAAAACAAATATGAATTTGACGCTATGGATGAGGAGCTTGCTATTCGTGCAGCTTTGAATAATATATTAATGGATGAATAAAGAAATTATAGGGTTTACTGCAGGTAGCTTTGATTTACTACACCCAGGATACATTTATACATTTGAAGAAGCTAAAAAGCATTGTCATAAGTTTTTAGTTTTCTTACAAAAAGATCCATCTGCTACTCGCTATACAAAATATAAACCGGTTATACCTTATTATGAGAGGTATAAAACGTTAATGGCTATTCAGTATATTGATGAGGTTTATATGTATCAAACTGAAGAAGAGTTGTATGAGTTAATTAAATTTTTTAAACCTGATATTCGAATACTTGGAGAAGATTATATTGGAAAGTCTTTTACGGGAGATGATTTACCTCCACAAGTTATATATACAACTCGGTCTCATGAGTGGTCAACAACTAGAATTAAAGATCTTATAACTTTACAGACCTTAAAACAAAATAAAAATATTTTAAAAGAATCATGAGTACATATGTCGTAACAGGAGGGTGTGGCTTTATCGGGTCATACGTTATTAAAGAGCTTTTAAAGAGTGATGATAAAGAGCTTTTTATTTATAACATTGATAAGTTAGGAGTTGGGTCATCCGAAGAAAATATTGTAGGTGATGAGAGAGTTCAAAATCACTTTATAGATATTTCTAATGACGAGCATTGGAGACTTAATATGGCCAATCCTCTAGAGTTTATCGATAAACAAGTCGACTATGTTATTCATTTAGCAGCTGAATCACATGTAGATAGATCTATCGATAACCCTCTCTCATTTGTAGATTCTAATTTAGTAGGAACCTCTAAAGTTTTAGAATTAGTTCGTAAGCATAAAGCAAGAATGGTTCATGTTTCGACGGATGAAGTTTATGGTCATTTAGGAAAGAGTGATCCTCCCTTTACTGAAGATAGTCCTATAGCTCCTCGTTCGCCTTATTCTGCTACTAAAGCTGGTTCAGATTTATTAGTACAGTCTTATGTAACTACGTTTGGAATCGATGCATCAATTACCAGATGCTGTAATAATTATGGGCCTAGACAGCATGATGAAAAATTAATTCCTACAGTAATACGGTCTATTATACAAGGAAACAAAGTACCTGTCTATGGTAATGGTAAGAATATTAGAGAATGGATCCATGCTGAAGATCATGCTAAAGCTATTATTGAAGTATTAAATGATGAGGTACCTGCCGTTGTGTATAATATTGTAGGTAATTTAGTTTGTGATAATCTAGATTTAATTAAGAAAGTTATCAAACAGATAGAGCATCAGTTTCCCGGCTACAAAAGAAAAAGGAGCGATTATTTAGAATATGTACCAGATCGTAAGGGTCATGATTTTAAATATCAATTATCATCTAAGCATAAATTAAATGCTGTTGAGAAGCAAGCAAAGTTTAATTTATCTCCTACTGTAAAGTATTACGTAGAAAAATATAGAGCTAGCTAACGTCGAAGAATTTTAAGANCATTTCNTCTTCAGTCATTTCTTGCTCAACAAAATCGTCATCTGTTTGNTCCGCTTCTCCGTAGTAGCCATATATATCATCTTCTTCTACACTATAATCAAAAGATGAAGAAGTAGTAACAGTTGTATCAAATTTATCTCGCATTGCGGAAATAATTACATCCTTGATCTGATTTGTAGTATTATCTGATTTTGCTCTTTTTAGAAAGTCGACTACATCATCTTTTGTAAATTTTCCTTTAAGGCTTTTGAAAGGATCGCTGTATATACCCCATATATGCAAAACAAGATACTTTTGAGTAATCATCGCACAGTCTCTGATAACATAATAAGCAGATTTATTATTAATCTCTACTCCAATATCAGGTTTTTTATGCGCTCTTTTTGCTGGCTCAAATAATTTAGCTTGTTTCTCCTTACTATATTCTAATATTTTTAATTCTAACACACTAATATTTAGTGGAACTCGGAAGGAACTACTATATAATTATGGTATGAAAAGGCGCAGACCGCCCATAAAGCCGTTTGAATACGGTAAATACATTATTGAATACCGGGATTCGGTATCTGGTCTACTCCGTTTTCATAAGGAACACATCGATAATTATAAAGATGCCGTTAAAGTCAGAGATAGACTTACATCAGAAGGAGTTAACAAACCAGTTATTAAGAAAATAGGATGATTAATTTTATACCTTCGAAAGGAATACTCAAGGAAACTGAGATTGATTTCGATTTATTAGGGGATATTTGTACTAAAATATTTGAAGCAGGGTTTAATCGTAAAATATATGTAGATGTGAAAGTCTGGAAGAGTAGAGTAAAGGAACAATCTACTATGGAAAGAATATCTAGAGGGCTACGAACCTATAAAATGGAGTTGGATACTGTAGGTAATAGACGATATGTATTTGGTAGTATTCTGCATGAACTAAGGCATGCATTTCAAGAATATATCTTTGGCTTTACTCATGTAGCTAGATTTGCATCTTACAACGCTTATTACAATTCTAAAGAGGAGAAAGATGCTAGAAAGCAAGAGAAGTTGACTACTGAGATTATCAAGATTTATGATTCATTCAAGAAAGCTGAAGAAAAATTTGAAAGATTTAATCTAAAGGAACTAGGTTAAAATAAAAGGGTAGAACAAAACAAACCAAAANAAAANAATGGGATTCTTAACAGAAATCGAAACNCTAGAAGAAGTACCTCGCTTTGAGGTAAATAAAGTGCCGCTTAAAAATGACCGCGGCGAACATAACGGAGTATTCGCTCTTGAACGCTCTGATGACGGCGCACACCTCGGTAGTTGCGGTAGAAAGTATCGTCCAATTCAAATGGAAGAGATGTTTGATATTCTTGATACGGCCAGCGATAAGGTGGGCGGTATTGAGCATAAGGGTTATACCTTTGCCGGTAATGGTAAGAGGGTTGTTGTTCAGTCTAAGCTCGGTGAGCCGATTGACGTTGAAGGTGATAAGGTAGATGGTTACTTCTATACTATTATCGATAATACTGGAATGAGTTCTAACAAGTGTGCTCCTTCTACTACTAGGATTGCTTGTGATAATGCTCTTCACTTGATTGAGAAGCGCCGCGGAGATAACCTTCGTCACTCTCAAACCTTCGACGCTAATGTTGAGCGTATGATTCATCGAATTGTTAACAACATCGACGACTTCAAGGGATTTAATAATACTATGGAGTTCTTGAAGAGTAATAAGTTTACTCGGGATCAAATGGCAAAGCTTACTCAAAAGCTTATTCCGGTAGAAAAGGATGAGTCTACTCGTAGGATTAATCAGCGTGAGAAGATCGTTGAACTCTATGAGAGTGGTCAAGGTAACGTCGGAGAGTCGCGTTGGGATGCTCTGAACGCTTTCACAGAGTTTGAAACTCATAACCGAAAGCAGTCTCCGGAGAAGCTCGTGAGATCACTTATGGGTAACACGCTTTCAACTAAAGCACTCAGGGTGCTGAAGGAGCCTAAGATCCAGTGGGCGGGATAAATATTCACAGAACTTANATCCCGGAGTCCGAATTAGGACCCGGGATATTAGTTCACTCATATTATGAATATAAAAAATCTATTCCCTTAATAAAAGAGATGCGAGTATATTATGTAGATAAAAAAGTGGTTGGTAAGAATATATCAGAAGAACTAGATATCTTTTGCCATTTATATCTAACTAAATTAGTAACAGAGGAGCTAAGTCTAATATAATGGAAGGTCAAATTGGAAAATATATTTTTCGTCATGATCCTATAGTGAACAAGATTAATGTCTTTGAAAAACCTGCTTCATCGGAACCTGAATGGTTTATTGATGTATCAGAAAGTATCACTGAAAAAGATTTTCACTATGAAATCATGGACTGGTATGCGAAGTTCAATTCATAGTTATATCTATGGATGATATTACTTTAATAACTTGCTCTTATAATACTCCATTGGTTACCGAATGCATGCTAAAAACATTCATTCAGTGTCATGGAGGTAAGCATCGTATTACTATAATTGAAAATAGTGATAAAGATGATAAAACAAAAAAAATGTTAAGAGGTTATAATATACCTTACATTGATGGAGCTAAAGTATTAAAACCGGAAGATGGATTTGGCTGGAGTCATCATCAAGGCCTCGATTGGGCGGTAAAAANTAACAAAACAAGATATTGTTTAATAGTTGATACAGATATATTATTTGTAAGCCCTATACTTCATTTATTGGATATAATAAAAGCAGATGATTCGATAGTTGCATTAGGTCCGTTACAGATTTTTCCAGCAAAATTTAATCTTCTACCAAGAATACATCCTTGTTTTATGTTGTTAGATACTAAATTTTTTAACAGTCATCCTGATTTAACTTTTAGCTATGCAGGTAATGCAAAATATGATGTTGGTTCATATTTTTATAAAAGAGTTTATGAGTTAGGAAAAAGAACATATCATATAGAACATAACAAACTCTACAATCATTTGATGGAAGGAACATCTTGGGCTGTAGACAAAAAAAGAGTTAATAAAGTTTACAATAAAATAAGCAAAACCTTAAGTGATATCAATATCAAAAACTGTTTTTACTAAAAGGAACTATACTATAATAATAGTATGACGATAGAACTTACTGATAGTGATAAGGAGTACGCTAAGCAGCATGGTCTAACTTTTGGAGAAATGCGAGACTTTAAAGAGGATCAGATCCGAGAGGAAGAGATGATGGTTACGTATTATGAAATGAAAGAGAAAGAACGAAAGGACTTTGAGAATAGTCCTCAAGCTATATACGCAGCATGGTAAACGATAATATTAGAAATTGTATAAATTGTGGAAGAGAAGTTGAAAAAGCAAGAGTCGAGTTTGGATTTAAAAACTGTTCGGTTTGCGCGCATTCGGGCGCTGATGTCCCTCGACCAAAAGGCAGGATGGTATATAGTCATAAGACTGGTGCCGAAATTGAAATACTTTCTGCGGAGAGTTGGGACGAGAATAAGAAGTACTTTACTCCGAATGGTGCTCGCTCGGCGCTGAAGAACTTTAGTCGTAATATCTGTTCATAAAAAAAGCCTCCGTACGGAGGCTTTTCTTTTTTATGTTAAGTTAATATTATAAGCTGTGAACTGATCTGCAATTCAGTTTAGGCTTCTCACCATGAGGACCTTTTCTCTTTTTAGGAAGCCCATAAGCTTCGCGAATTGAGTTATGCTCTTCTTCATCTTCATCATGCTCCTCTTCTTCTTTACCTTCATCAGCATCTTCTTCTTCATCTCCTGATTTCTTCTTACCATGACCTTCTGCAACAACTACTGTAGCTTCGTCAGCTGGAACAGAGACTAACTCATCTTTGTAATCTACATAATACTCTTCTACAACACCATCAGCAGTTAAGCTATGATCAACTACAAGAAACTCTTCGTCTTCTTCACCCAGACCTGGGTGTGCAATAGTCTTAGCTCACCGATGTTGAATAGCATCAGATGCACTGTTAATAAAATTTTCATTCAACCCTCTAAGGATATCATTAGCTGTTTTATCGAATTCGCTCATAGAAATATTTATTTAATACAGCTCTATTTCCATAGATTTTTGTAAAATAGGAACTATAATATAATCATAATATGAAAAAAGAATACTTTGAACTTAGGATTTTTATTTGCTTTATATTAACAATTTTATATGTACAGTATTCTGTACATGTTAAGAATAACGAACCATCAACAGTCGAAATGCTTAAAGAAAAAGCTCTAGATGGATTTGAGGTTCGTATCATTAACGACCACGCGAACGAACGACTAGAGTTAACTGAAACTCTCGGTCAAGCCCTAGCTTATATTGAACAATACTCAATGCATCATGATGATCTTGTAGCTTTTGATCTATCTACTGGCGTAAAAGTAGCTAGTAGTGATCAAGGTAACGGAGTAATATACACTGGTTCAATTGACTAGCGCTTGTAGCTCAGTGGTTAGAGCACACGACTCATAATCGTTAGGTCCTGGGTTCAAATCCCAGCGGGCGCACCAAAATTTTAAAATGAATACAGACGAAGCAATACAGATAGTAGTAGATATAGCAGATGCTTTTTTGACAGCAACACACTTTGCAAATTTATCTAATGCTGACAAAAATAATAAAGCTAAAGAAGCAATTAAAGTACTTGAAGGTCTAAAGCCATCAAATATAATTGATGAAGTATTTGATACAGAAATGAACGCAAGAAAGAAAAGATTACAACTTTGTGGTAAGCATGAAGATCCAAAAGACTACGTACCTTTCCCTGATAAAGTAGAAGGGATAGTACATCCTGACTAGGGAGCGTAGTCCAATCGGCAGAGACAACGGACTTAAAATCCGTCCAGTGTGGGTTCGAGTCCCACCGCTCCTACCAATTTTAAAAATTATGAAACAATACATACCATTAATAGGCTGGATAGTTATTTTACTATTAGTAATCCTTGCGTCATTCGCAAATGCTCAACGAAATGATCCTCCTCCTCATTCGAGGATGCTGATTAAGCCTCCAACTAAACTTATTACGTCACAACCTATACCTCGAAGCCCACTCGCGAAACCTAAAGTACAAGATAAATTACTCGGATTGTTTAAATCTTCTAACAGTAAAAGTCGACAAGTAGGTTATAAAGCAGTAAGAGATAAATTCGAATCTGGAGAATTGAAGCAAGATGACAGAAGACTTTATAGAGTATTAATAGGCAGAGCAGCAGACTACCATTTAGGTGAGCTTAAAGCTCACGTTGAGGATATGACTAAAGGATCGCCCCTAGCTAAAGTAGATGGTGCAGGTATGTTTAGAGTGTTTAATAAAGCTTATGGAGATTGGTATATATCGTCCTTAAACTGTAGAGAGACAGTGCAGACTGATTGGAGAAAGGTGCAGCAGTTTGGTTCATTTGAAGGTATGGAGAAAGAGTTTAAAGAATGTTTAGAAGTGCACTTTGTTAGGCTAGCTAAGAGCTGGGAGACAATTAAAGACAGTAGTGATTATTCTATTCTATTAGAGACTTGCGAGGCTATTAATGAATGTAGAGCTGAAGTAGCGTGGTGTGATAGTGAAGAAGACTATGAAGCTACACCAATTACTAGAATGGTTACTGCAGTACCTGCAGGAGTAAGTCTTAAGACCTCTTTAGAGAGAATAGAGAGCTTTGATAAGCAAGTTAAAAATTACTCACTCACATATGCTTTTAATGAGAAGCAGCAATGGGCTTCTGATGAAGTAAGAAAGATGGTTCAGATTATTAATGATAAACGTTTTAAGATAGGTCTGGTATGTTATCAACTAGATGAAGTTCTATCGAGAGTATGTACAGAGCATTCGCAGGATATGGTGAAGAGAGAGTTCTTTTCTCATACGGGGTCAGATGGTAAAGATTACGAGGCTCGTGTAAGTAAGGCAGAATGGTTTGGAGGTCCATTTGGAGAAGTAATATATGCTGGTTCTACTACCCCGCGAGATGTTCACACATCTTGGTGGAAGAGCGAAGCAAATAGACCTAAGTTATATGAACCGCATCTTAATAGGATTGGTATAGGTCTTATTAATAAAACATGGACAGTAATAGTAGGTTCATCTTTTGAAAGAAAGGACGAGTTCTACATTGTAGAATAATACGCGTTAGGGACTAAATATTTACATGAAGCCTTACATTGTAATAGGGCTCTTAATACTGTTGCTAGCAATAGTATCCCCTATAGGAGCTCAAACGTTCTCTAATTTAACTGGTTTTCAGGTTGAGAGAATAAAGCCTAACTCTCTAACTTTAGTAGGTTTAAATACTTCAGTAACTTCTAATGGTAGTACTGCTAAGACCATTTATAAAATATTTGGAGAAAATGCTACTAACGCTTATGTTAAAAAAAGCAATGACCCTACAGAAGCGGATAATATTTGGGTAATTCAAAACGATGGGACTTGGTTGCAGATTTATTATGCTCCTGGTGGGGAAGTTTTTCCTCCAGTTACAGAAGGTTGGCGTGCTGTAGGTTATGGAGATACCGATATGGCAGGTACTTTAATAACAGGTGGTTTTTTATATGAATCTAAGAGAGATGAAGAGTGGGGATTAGCTATGGCAGGTTTTGTAAATAAAAACAAAACTAATATTATTACAAGGACTAAATGGACAGTATTGAATAAAGGTACTCCTATACCAATGAGTTTAACAGGTTTAAACTTATCTTCATCTCTAGGTTTATTAAAAGGTAATGAACGCGAAGCTGATATATTATGGATTCAGGAAGATGGGCTATGGTCGGGTTATTATTATGCCCTTAAGCAAAATTTTCCTCCATTAACTGAAGGGTGGAAGAAGATTGGATCCGGCAATAAAGATTTTAGTTATCATATAGTAAACACTTCTGGTATTTTATTACAAGCTCCTAAGTGGGCAACTACTAATAATATGTTATCAAGTAAACGTTTAATTACTTTATGGCCTCCGGCCGGATTTCAAACAATAAGAAAGGTGACTGACCCAGATGCGCCTCCAAAAGCTCAAGTTGATTATAGTCTTAGTTATGGTATCGGACAGCTACCTAATAGACTATATTTTGCTGTGCTATGGAGAGGTAAACAAGGTATAAATTATACTACAGAATATTATGATACATTCACGGGATGGACTTTCTTATCAGAGAGAGAAGGTGACGGGGTTAATTTAAATTTTGATTATACTATAGTAGATTACTTACCATGGGGGGTAGTAAGAGTCAATTCTGAATGGGTTAATTGGTAAAAGGAACTTCCAAAGGAACTCTAAAAATAACTGTAATCTTTAGTTGAACATAGGATTAAAAGACATTATATTAAGAGGTAGTTAATAACGATAAAGGAACTCTAATATAATAAGATAATGCCAGTAACTAAAGAACGCGCAGATGATCCGATTCGCGCATATATGAAACAAATGGGTCAGACGGAACTTCTAACTAAAGAGCAAGAAGTTAATATATTTAAGACAATTGAAGAGGCTGAGAATAAAGCTTTTGATATTTTGTTTAATGATGAGGGTTGCTTTAAAAACTTCGAAGCTGAAGTTAAGAAGATTCTAAATGGTGATACACGTGTTGATGAGGTAGTTGATACTGACTCTCGAAAAAAGTATATGAAAGGTCTGAAGCATTTGCTTAAGGTAAGCAGATCAGAGATCTTGAAAAATGCTTGTAGTAAGGCTAAAGCTAAAAAACTATATCAACGCTTTAGTTTTAGGAAGTCTAAGCTCCATGAGTTCTGCTCTAGACTTAGCTATGAAGGTAACTCTTCTATGACTATTGTTCTTAAGAAACTGGAGAATGCTAAAGCAGATATGGTTAAAGCTAACTTACGCTTGGTAGTTTCTATTGCTAAAAAGTATACTAAAAGAGGTGTAGCTTTGTTAGATTTGATTCAAGAAGGTAATTTAGGATTACTTAAAGCAGTAGAGAAGTTTGAGTATAAGAGAGGTTATAAATTCTCTACTTATGCGACTTGGTGGATAAGGCAGTCTATTATTAAATGTGTAGGGGAGACTGGAAGAACGATTCGTGTACCTATGCATATGATAGATACTATTAATAAGATTTTTAGAGTTCAAAGGCAGTTGCTTCAATCCGGAGGTCATGAACCTTCTGCAGAAGAAATAGCTGAAGAGCTTAAGATGCCTACTACTCGAGTTAAAGCTATACTCAAGATTGCAATGCATCCTATATCTCTAGAGACTCCTGTTGGTGATAACGGTAATACTACTATTGCTGATTTCATTGAAGATGAGAGAGATTATTCTGATTCTGAAAATGTACGCTTAGATCTTCTCAAAGAGAACTTAAGCTTAGCTCTGAGGTCTTTGACTAATAGAGAGGTAGACGTACTTAAGATGAGATTTGGAATGGATGATGGTGTTAAGAGAACTCTAGAAGAGGTTGGCGATACTTATCAAGTAACTAGAGAGCGTATACGTCAGATAGAAGCTAAAGCTATTAGAAAGCTCCTAAATATAATTGGAGAACATAACATTAAAATAGCAGCATGAAAAAAATAATACTAGCATTTTTAGCCGTAGTTGGTCTGTCATCTTGTACTATTGACGAAGTAAGCTTTAGTACAGAGTATGTGCCATATTATAGAGAAGTTAGAGTTCCTACAAGAGCTTATTATTATGATTTACGACCTGATTATATTAGATATCGATACGGTCGTCCTAGAAGAAAAATATACCACTACCGTTATTAATGAAATATATTCTTATACTACTAACATTATCTCTAACTTCATGCTTTACAAACAGAGCGGAGAATAGAGCTTTAAACAACGAAATATTTGCAAAGTATTTAGCAAAAAGGCCCTTGATGGGTCAACCTGGATCAATTTGCTCTACAGCTGAGTCAGTAAAATAATTATGTTAAATACAATCAAACTAACCGGTATTTGTCTCTTAGCAGCTTTAATTACTATTGTAGTAATAGGCGGTGCAGTTGCAGCAATGGTATTTGGTACTATAGCTCTTGGATGTGGACCATTTTAAGATTAAATAACATTATGTATGAATACTATGCTGAGTTGAGGAGAGTTGTTGATGGAGATACAGTTGATGTAACTATTGATTGTGGTTTTAAAATGCACATAAAGGAGAGAGTTAGATTGAAAGGTATCAATACTCCTGAATGTAGAACAAGAGATCTAGAAGAAAAGGAAAAGGGGTTAGCAGCTAAAGCTAGACTTATTGATATTTTAGCTTCATGGGGCAATAAAATGGTCATTAGAACTTCAATTGATAAGAAGGGTAAGTTTGGTAGATTATTAGGAGAACTTATAAGCCCTAATGAGGAGGAGCATAATGCTAATAAGATGCTGTTAGAGGAAGGGCATGCTACAGAATATCATGGAGGTAAACGATAAAATGACTTTTACATCATTATTTGATTCACTTAAGTCACTGGTACAGGAAGGTGTTGATAAAGCGGTAGAAGAAGTAGATATCAATGTAGAGTCTGTAGGAGTTAGTAACGAAAACCAACTCCTCGAATCTATTAAGAGTGGAGATACGGAGATATTCATAACAGATTCTTTTGCGTTAACACAGATGGTTAAGATTCCTGAAGGAGTCTCATTGTATGGTAAGTCAAACCCCCGCATTAAAATACCAAATGACACCATTGCAGGCTTCTGGCTGTGGGGCAATAACACTCTAGCCGACTTTACTATCCATGGAGAAAACAAATCCCGCGGAGTACTTATCGAAAAAGGTCATAACCATACCGTACGTAATGTAGTATTTGAGAAGGTGGGGAACGATAAGAAGACAGGATTCACAGCACTATTAGCACGTAATGGTTATGGTGAGGGAAAAGAGAAGTATATCGAGAACTTAGTCATCGATGGATGTACCTTTAAGGACATTAAGAATGACGCCATGATGATATGGAAGATCAAACGAGGTAGGATTGTCAATAACATAGTTGACGGTACATATGGTGATCATAAGCACAGAGCCAATGCAATACGAGCTGAAGACCTTAATAACTG